TGCTGCCCGGCCCGGAAAAGAACAACCTGACTCCAGGTAAGCCGGCCGCTGCCACGGTCCGCACCGTGCGGAAGGTGGCCGCGCCGGCCGCGCCGCGCGTGCGCGCACCCCGCGCCCCACGCGCCCGGCAGGCTGCGCCGTACACCGACAATGAGCTGCGCAACATCGGCATGCAGACCCGCTCCACCCTGGACACCTACCTGGCGCAGGAGCAGAAGGCCGGCAACCGGCGGCGGGTCACCCAGTTGCAGGGCATCATCGCGCAGCGGGATCGGGCCGCGAAGCTACGCGCCCTGGCCCAACCGGACTACACCGCCACGCAGCTCGCCGACCTGCGTGGCCAAACCCTGACCCAGCTGCGTTCGTTGCTGCGCGGCGAGCAGCGGGTGGGCCGCGACAACCACGTCACCCAGATCCAGGCCATCATCGACCAGCGTGCCGCCGACCGGGCCGCACGGGCGACGGCACCTCGGCTACGCGGGCGCGGGTTCACCCCGACGCAGCTGCGGCGCAAGAGCTGGCACAGCACCCCTGCGCTAGAGCGGCGGATGCAGCGGGAGGCCGACGCCGGCAACTCGCGGCGGGCCGGGCAGATCGCCGAGAAACTCACCCGGCGGCAAGGCCGTCAGGTGTCCGCGCCGGCCGCCGCCCCGCCACCGCCGCCGCCGGCAATGCACGAGCCGACCCCGGCCGAGATGCGGCAACTGTTCGCCGACCTGGGCGACTCGTCGACCCGGGCGGCCGCGTCGTCCCGGATCGAGGGGATCCTGCGGCGGGCGCATGACTTCACCGACCCGCAGTCCGGCCTCCGCTCCAAGATCACCGGGTTTAGTGTGAGCGGCGGCGCCGGCTCCGCTAGAGCGCAGGCGAATATCACCATCTACCGGGGTGTCAGCCCTGTCGGCACTTCCACCCGCTACTGGACGTTGCGCGGCGACACCCTCTCCGTCGACCACTCCTACCTGGCGTTGCAAGGCCACGTGCAGGGCGGCGGGTTCGCTGAGGCGTACAACGCCAACGCCATCGAGACCTACCGGGCCTCCGGCGTTTCCCACATCACCATCCACGCCGACATTGATGTGGGCGGCTACGCCTGGGCGCGGCAGGGATTCCAGTTCGCCAACAAGGGCACGATGGACGAGATCCGGCAGCGGGCGATGTCGGTGGCCCGCCGGCAGCCGGACACGCCGGAAGGCCGCGCCATCCGCGACAAGATCCTGGAGGTGGCGAACCGGGCCACCGAATCGAACTGGCACGCCGGCACCGCGCCGACGCCGCTGGAGTTCGCCATGATCGGCTACACCGAGCCGGCCGGAGCGTTGACCCAGGAAGAACGGCGCCGGCAAACCTGGGCCGGTAAGCAGATCATGCTGCACTCCAACTGGTACGGGGTGAAGCCGATCACCGGCGATCTGGGCACCATCGTCGGCCGGCAGCCGACCCGGACCACCGGCACGAGTGTCGGGCAGCCGCGCGGCACCCGTGTCCCGGCCCCGTCGGCACGCAGGCTGCCGGGTGGGTTGCATCGGGCGGCGGTGGACACATCGGCGGTCCGGGGTCGGCTGCGTGCGGCCCGTACCGAGGACGAACTGGATGTCCTGCTCAGCCACTCCTCCGTCGATGAAGTGGTGGCCTTGGCCGACGAGCTGGGGGTCCAACACGACAACCGGGCGGTCGCGCGCGCGTTGATGGTCGACCGAGCCACCGCTGCCGGCGGTCCCGTCGAACCACGCGGTGGCCTCGACCAGTTGCGCGAAGACCTGCGTCGGCTGACCACGGCCGACCAGATCGAGGCGATCGTGCAACGCGCACGCGGTGATGATGTCGTCGCCCTGGCCCGGGAACTGGGCGTGCCGTTGAGCGGCAACACCAACCGGGCCATCGCCCAGGCGGTCATCGCCGAGCGGGCCGCCACCTACATCCGGTCGCCGCAAGGCCGGGGCGTCGTCGCGCAACAGATCGACCGGATACTGCTGTCGCCGGCCGCCGGAACGTCGCCGGTCGACGAGATCGAGGCGCTGCTGAACCGCACCCACGGACTGGACAGCATGCCTATCGGCGCCGCCTACGGCGTCCACGCCGGTGGTAGCGGCCCATTCAACCGGCGGCTGGCCGAGGCGATCGTGGCCCGCCGCAACCGGGACGGCGCCACCGCCAGCCAGCTGGTGCAGGACCGCCAAGACGCGCAGCAACCCCGCGCCCCGCAGCTGGATGTGGAAGGCACCCGCCGGGCCATCCAATCCGGCCGCAGCCAACGGGCGATCGTGTCGATGCTGGAAGGCCGCCCTGACGATGAAGTGATCGCCCTGGCCGAGGCCCTCGGCGTCCCGACACGCGGCGAACGACCGACCAGAGGCCGTGGGTTGGGCCGGCGGTTGCAGATGACCACCGTCCGGCAGGGCATCGCCCGGCACGAATACAACCGGCGCCGGCAGTCCCTCGGCCTGGGTGCCCGGCAGGTACCACCGCCACCACCACCGCCGACTCCACCAGCACCTCGGCCTGGCGGCCGACGGGTGGCGTCGCAGAACACGTTCCGGGCCGGGCTCGATGTCGCCGCCCGGACCGGCCGCAGCCAAGGCGATGACGCTGACAACCGTGTACTGGCCAACGTGCGGCTGCACGTGCCGAACAACGGCGCCGACCAGGGCCGGCTACACCTGGACTCCTCCATCGGGCAGCTGTGGGTCGACCTGGTATCAGATCCGCGCGAGCCCAACTCGTTTGTCAACGTCATCTCCCGCGTCGGGGAGTCGGTTGGCGACGGAAACACCAGCCTCCGTGAGGCCGCCATGATTCTGGAGGCGCTGACCCGCAACGCGACCGACGAGGCCGTGGCGGAACGCATCATGCGCACGGTGAACGACATCAGGCTGCCCGCCGGCATGCCGGAAACCCCGGCGATGGACGTGCCCGCCAATACCCCGGCCGTGGTCCGCAACTGGCTACGCGACCTGGCCAAGATCCCCACCCTGCGGCGCACCGACTTCCCCGGCCACCGCCGCAGCCAGTCGGTGTACGACGAGGCGCTCGACATAGTCCGCCGGGTGTCCACCGACCCGCGCTCGTTCGGCCGGGCCAGTGCCGCTGAAGACAAGCTGCGAGAAATCGCCCAAAACATTCACGAGTCGGTGGACGGGGTGTATCAGGCCCGGCGGCTCACCGACCGGGTATTCGGGCCGGCAGGCCGTACCGACCCGGAACTGCGGGCCTGGTTCCGGGGCGTCGGTGTCATCCCGCCGCCGCCGGCCGCCGGGGATGCTGTCACCCGCAAGGGCGGCACGTTCATCCGCGACCTGCACCCGAACGACTGGATCAACGTGGTGGGCCGCAACCAGCAAGGGCAACGGCAGGCGCAGGAGGGCCGGCTGCTACAGATCGAGCAGGTCATGCTGCGCGGCGAACCACGGCTGCGGCTGATGATGGTCGACGCCCAGGGCAACCGGCTCCCGGATCTGATCGTGCAGCGCGGCAGCCGCACCATGATCCCGAAACGGACTCCTGGGTCGATGACCGCCGCCGCACCGGCCGATGGGTGGGCGCGTACGCAGGCGATGCTGGAGCAGGCATACCAGCTGCACTCGAACTGGACCCGTCAGGTCGCCAACCAGGTGCCGGTGGTGCCCGGCGACCGCACCCCGAACGGTCGCGGCCAGTCCGACTACAACGAGCACCACCACACGATCTCCGCATCCCCCGAGATCGAGGCGCCATACGCGCAAGCGCAGGTGGCGTTGCTGGCCGCCTACCGGGAGTCGGTGCGCAACACCAAACCGGCGACGCTGCGGCTACCGCGATGACCACACCGCAGCCGCCGACCACCCCGCCGCCGGAGCAGCCGGGCGGGGATCCGTGGCTGCCCGCCAAACTCGCCGCCATCTACCTGATCGCCTCGTCGGAACGCGACACCTACCAGGGGTTCCAGGAGATGGTGAAAGCCTTCCTGGCCTATGTGCGCCCGCGCGTGCTGCGCAAGGGCCACATCGACCCGACCGGGGTGTTGGCCGGCCGGGAACTGTGGCGCCACCAGCTCGGCCGGTTCGTCAACGAACGGATCCGGCCGGTGCTGGAACGCGCCTACCGGGCGTCGCGGCGCAAGGTGCTCGGCGACGACGAGATCCCCGGCGGGTTCGATCAGCTGGCATTCACCCGCGCCTACATCGCCCAGGTGCAAAACAAGCTGGTGCGTGTACCGGATGAACTGTTCGAGGAGATCCGCGCGCACGTGGATGCGGGCGTACGCGCGGGGCATGACATTCCGACGATCGCCGGCCAGATCGAGGCGACGCTACTCGACGGCGGCGCCGAGGTGTGGGTCAATCGTGGTACCACCGTTGCCCGCACCGAGGTGGTAGGCGCCAACAATGCGGGCGCGTTCCAGGCGTTCGCCGACCTCGGCGCCGGTGAGCAGGTCGAGAAGGTTTGGCTGGCCACCCACGACCGCCGGACCCGCGACACCCATCGCATCGCCGACGGGCAGCGGGTCAGCTACGCGCAGCCGTTCATGGTCGGCGGATTCCCGGGCATGCACCCCGGCGACAAACTCCTGCCACCGCAGGAGTCAATCAACTGCCGCTGCACGGCCCTGTACGTGCTGCACGGCGAGGAGGTGGCCTGATGTTGACCGATTGGACCGACGAGATCACCGAGGCGGACATCGCCGCCTGGGGCCTGTGCCCGCCCTGCGCCGGCAAGGGTGTACTCGCGCTCGGCCAACCATGCCAGGACTGCGGCGGCTGCGGCGCCCTGCACGATGGCTGCACCTTCGCCGGTGGCGAGATCGCCCATCCTGGCTCCACCGAGAAGCTGATGGAGTATTGGGCGCACGGCAAAGGCGCCCTCAAAATCAAGTGGGGTGTGCACGGCGACTTCCTGCGCTGCGTCCGCCACCTGCGCAAATACTTCCCACGTAACCCGAAGGGCCTGTGCAACCACCTGCACCAGCGGGCGCTGGGCGTGGCGCCGGGCCAGGAGGGCAAAAACCATCACAGCGCCACCGTTGGAGAGATGGCCATGGATGACTGCACCGCCGAGTTCTGCGCCAACCCAGTCGAGCACTGCCCCGACTGCTCCACCGGCCAGTTCTGCCGCAACCCGCTGCACAAGGGTCCGTGCAAGGGATTCAAGCGCGGCGGCGGCATCGCCAAGATCCCCGGCGTGGACATGCCCGACAGCCACGGCATCCGCCGGCACGGACACGAACCCAACCAGCATCGCGGCGTCACCCCGCCGGCCAAACCGAAGGCCGTCAGCAAACCGAAAAAGGCGGCGGCCAAGGGCGGGTTCCCGCGCGTCGAGCACGGCCCTGACACCGAACGGCGGGTCCGCGCACTCGACGCCATGATCTACAAGATGCACCGCGATCTCGGCCCGATCGGCAAGTGGAGCGAGGCCGACCGCAAGCAGCTGGACAAGCTGCAACGGCTACGTAGGCACCTGCTCGGCTGGGCAGCGAGAGGAGAACACGCGATGGACGCAACCGAGGGGTTCGCGGCCGAGGACATCGAGGTCAACTGCCCGAAGGGCAAGCGGATGGGCGACAACGGAGACTGCGTCCCCGACGACGACGCCGACGACAGTTCGTACGCGGCCGAGCTGGCCGCCATCGATGACATGGATCCGGAGGTGCTCGCGTCGCTGCCGAAGGTCAAGACGTGGCAGGGCACGATCGTGCCGATCGGCAAGCTGACCGGCGATGGCCGGCGCATCGGCGTCAACGCGCTGGAGGTGCTCGACCAGCCGGTGGCGTTGCTGTGGCAACGGGAAACCAGCCAGGGTCACGCCGGCTCGGTCGTGGTCGGGGTATCCCGGCAGATCGACGTCAACGACAAGCGCGGATTCGGCCGAGGCGTCTGGTTCGACACGCCGGAAGCCGACCAGGCGCGCGCGTTGACCGACGCCAAAGCGATCGGCCCGTCGATCGACCTGGACAACTTCCAGTTCGAGGCCCGAGTGCGCGACACCGAAGACAAGTTCGATCCGGCCACCCACTGCACCGGGCAGGACTGCCCGCAGCAGGAGGCGTACGTGTCGTCCGGCCGGATCCGGGCCGTCACCCTGGTGCCGATCGCCGCGTTCGCTGAGGTGTACGACGACTGGCAGAACGGGGAGGAAGTCGACGAGGAGGCGGTGCACGCCGCCCTGGCCGCGCTCGACCCGTCCGAGTTCGCGGCCGCCGACGAGGAGGACTGCGGCTGTGACCAGAAGGTCGCCAAGCTGGTGAAGGGCGCCAAGACGTTGACCGCCGCGACCACGGTGATCGAACGGCCACCGGCGGCGGTGTTCGCCCGGCGCGAGATGGACCGGCCGGTCGCGTTCCGGTCCGAAGGTGAAGCCATCTTCGGCTATGTGGCCAAAGAGGGCACCTGTCACATCGATTTCAAGGCGTCCTGCGTCACCGTCCCGCACGAGCCGGACTACTCGCTGTTCACCCGCTACCCGATCCTGACCCAGGACGGGCATGTGATGGCCGGCCGGTTCACCGTCGGCTACGGCCGGTTCGTCGGCCAGTGCGGCTGCTGCAACTCCGACGACCACGCCTGCACCCGCTACGACCTGGCCGCCGCGATCGCCCACTACGACCAGATGGACACGGTCGCGCACGTGAACGTCGGATTCGACGACCACGGCTTGTGGTACGCCGGCACCTGGGCAGCCGGCGCCACCGACCAGGCCAAGCAGGTGGTATCCCGGCGGGGCGTGTCCGGCGACTGGCGACGGG